TATCCTAGATACTAGAGATCCTAGATACTAGAGATCCTAGATACTAGAGATCCTAGATACTAGAGATACTAGATACTAGTATAATAAAAAATTTAATTTTATTAAAATAAAAAAACCCCTATTTAAAATTTAAATAGGGGTTTATAATTAAAATATATTTTTTAGATATTATCAAATGAAGCACCTGTTGGAGTAATTATAAATTCTACATCAATAAACTCCAAACTACGTGTTGGTTTTATGTAAATTTTACCTCTAAGTGTATTTGCATCAATATCTTCTGGTTCATTTGATACCGTAACACGGAATTCATATAAACCTCTTTCTCTTTTTATTGCTTCTAATATTGGATTTACCAATCTTAAAAATTCATTTCTTACTTGTTCATCATTTTGTTCAAATAATAGTCTAATCGCAACTGCTGAAATAAGTTTTCTAGCTCTTAATAAGAGTCTTCTTACATTTATTCTATCTAAAGCAGATTCTCTTACTTGGAGAGTTTTATTTCCCCAAATAATTGTTCCAGTGTCAGAAAAAGTAGCAATTGGATTTATTCTATTTTTATATAGTTCATCTCTTTCATCTAAAGTCAATTTTTTAACTGCTTTAATTGATTTAACTAATCCTCTTGAATAACCAGCAACTGCAAACCATGGAAAAGATACATTATCTGTTAAAGCGATGTTTCTAACAACTTCACCAGTTGGTGGAATAAATAATTGAGTAGCATTATCAGCGTCTCTAACTTGTATCCATGGCCAATATGTTGCTGAATAATTTGTGTCTAATGAAACATTATCTAATGCATCTACAACTTCTTCAACAGTAGAATAATTTGGTGGTGCAATTATATAAAGTGAATCTGCTCTATCATTTTCCATTATATCAATTGCTTGTGATGTTAAAGAACTATGGTCATAAAAATTAATTCCAGGAGTTGCAAAAATATTTATATTAACTGATTCGGGATTAGAAAATGTATTTATACCTTGTAAATAAGAATAATAATCAGAATTACCAACAGATGTACTAAACAAACCACCGTTTGATGTGTTACCACTCATATATGTTTGTTTACCAAAAATATATTGGTCACTATATGTTCTAACTTGTCTATATATATCCCAACCATCATAACCACCACATACTGTAAATGTAAATTTACGATAATTTATATTTGTTAATACATTATCAACACCTGTTTGACTCTCTAAATTATATGGTGTTGTAATAAATGTTGTTCCTGTAATAGGTGCAGCATTAACTGATAAATGAAAACCACTTGTTGTTGTGATAGACGACGTACCTTTAAACTTAAATAAATCTTTATCATATCCTATTTGTGAAGAAAGACCAAAACTTATTTTTTTAACTTTATCACCTGATGATTGAATTTCGGAACCATCTACATTATATCCAACAATATCACCCGCATCATAAAATTCAGTTTTATACATTATTGAACCTAATGTGGAACCTGAAAATGAAGAATTATTTACAAAACCTTTAAATCCTGCTGGAAACGCATCCACTGGATGATTTGATGCCATATTCAACATGATATATTTTGAACGTAATTCGTATTCAGTATCAGATGTTCCAACTTTTCTAGCAATGTAACCAGGTAAATCTGGATTCATTGAACAACGTGAGAATTTTTCAATTACAACTTGATTTTCATCAGTATCATTAAAATCTCTAACTAAAAGATCAAATTCACCAGTTTCAATATTAATATTTATAATTGAAATTTTAATTTGTTCGTTTGCACTATTTCCATCAGAAACAGTAATTACTTGAAATAAATCTGAAACTTTACCACCTCTAACTTCTGATACTACCATTGGTGATAATGGGGTATCCCATTGTGTTGCAAAATTATTTCCTTCTGATACATATACTTCATCTAAACTTAATCCTCTTATAAATCCTTGTTTATATGCTGAAGATAAAAAATTAGGATATGTTTCATGAACATAAATAGGAATATCATCTTTTGGTTTATCAAAAACATCAGTACCTAAAACTTTAGTAATATATTTTGATGATGTTGTATCCATAGAACATGTAAATGATTTAGAACCACTTGTTGAACCCGTAACATTGATTGTAAATTCAGCTAATGGATTTTTTAATAAATCATTTCCACTAATATTAAATTGTGTGTTACCTGTTGTTTCAAGTAATAGTGTTTGTCCTGAATATGAACCTCTTGATCTAAAAGAAACAACTACTTGGTTATTATAATCAGTTAATAATGTTGAATTATATGTGAACTGAGTTATATTAAAAGTTCCTGTACCACCTGAAGTATAAACAAATAAATATGAATAAACTTCAGTACCATTAGTATTACATAATTGATTATACCATTCTTTTCCATTTGGGGTTGTCGAATTTATAAGTCCAGTTAATGGTGATATCTCTTCATCACTACTAACCAACCCTGTTATTGAATTTTCAGGTACCAAACCAATAACAAACCATTGACCATTATTTGCATTAGTATTACTACTAAATGTTTGTGTCATATAATCTAAAAAGGTTTCACCATCATAAGTTGTTATACCCGATAATTTTTGGTAAAATGTACTTCCTGTTATTTGTGCATCAGTTGATGGATCACATGTTCCAGAAGTTGAACCACTTAATGAACCTAATTCAACACCACCAATTGTTTTAATTGCAAATGTTTTAACTGGTTTATATCCGGTTAATCCTAATATTTTTGTTACAAAAAGTTGATTTGATTCCTCAAGATACGATTTTGCAACATAAGGTAATTCATACTTTGGATTACCATTACCATCTTTAACAGGTGTTGAACCACCAAAGTATTGTTTAAATTCATTATAATCACTAATAAGTATAGGTTCAAAGGCGGGGCCTTTTAATGTTTCACCAACTAATCCGAGAGTTGTGACACCAACACTTTGTGCAACAAATGTTAAATCTTTTTCTGAGGTGTAGACACCTGGAGATACGAAAACTCTATTTGAACTTGCCATTTTTAAAATTTTGGTTTATTTATTTTATTTCTTATATTATAAATATGTTTATTTTTATGAAAGATTTTTATATATTTTTAAAAAAAGATATAAAAATATCTTTAAAAACATTAAATTATCTTTATGGAAAAAATAATATTAAAAAATATTAAAATAAGTAAAAAACATCACGAAATATTAAAAGAACATTGTGATAAAAATGGATTTAAAATATATAAGATTATCCAAAAATGGATAGAAGAAAATTGTAAATCTAAGAAAAAAGATATATATGGTGAAAATTAACTTAAATAAACAAGACCTATTTTTGAACCAATAATTGGTACACCTAAAAGTTTTACTTTATAGTCACCAGAAACTTCATACCCAACACTTTCTTCTTCAATAAGACCATTAATATCAAAACTAATAACACTATCAATAGATGAGTTTGTGGTGAATTCTAAAGAACTTCCATTGTATATAAAATTTTGATAATAAACATTAAGTGGTTTTCCAAATGTATTTATAAATGAATCGTTTTTACCTTTAAAATATGTTATAGTAATTGTTGAACCTTCAATAGGTGGTTCATCAAAAGTTATTTTAGAAGTTTGAGACACATGGTAATAATCCTCATCTCTAATTTGAACAAGACCATTTATTGTTACGGTAAATAAAATATTAATAGTTTCACCAACACTAAAAGAAGTTTGTATTCCATCAGCAGGAAAAGAAACAATAGTTACTTCAATAGTTTTTGTAACATATTTTTTTATAAAATTATTACTTTGAATAAATTCATTTAATAAAAATAATCTACTAATAGCGGGTTTAACTTCAAACTCTTCGTCATCAATTAAAAACCCTAACATTAAAAAAGAATAATTTTGAATATAAAATCTTCTATTATCTAAAGACTCCATTGGACTACTATCTTCGATTCTTTCTAATACAATTGGAATGTAATGTCCTTTTACTGTGGTATACGATTGTCTAGATGAAAATTTTTGTAATATTTTCCTATTAAAAAGATTTATATCTCTTAATTTATTACAAATAACAGTTACTTCAAATGAAATATCAATTGCAATTGGTTGTGGTATTTTATACACATCCGCACCAATTTGTGTACCATTCCAATTAGGAACTGACGCATAAAAAAATTGTCTTCTATCTGGTATAGTTCTATGAATAGATGGATTAGTTCCAAATTGAACATCAGGTTTTCTGATTACTGCAATGAAAGGTAATTTTATATTACCACTTTCATCAGAAAATGACCAGTTATTTGAAATTTCACCCCATCTTTGTATTGTTAAAATTTTAGGTATTATTGGAATTTCCTCCCCATCAGAAACTATTTTAAAATTTTCTGTTATAAAATTTAACATACCTAAATCAAGGTCTTCATGGAGAATTGAATCAGGTAAAAAAGTATCAGATTTTGTTATTCTTTCCAACAACTCTTTTCTTCTCCCTTTAACATTAGTTTCGTTTATACTATTATTATTAGTGTAAACTTGTATGTCATTTTTTCTTTTAGGTAGTCCCATTTTTTAATTTATTATAAATAATCTCACTTATTTCATTAGGGTCAGTGTAGTTAGATTTTTTTAACGTATCTGTAATCATTATTACCATAGTTTCATAATGACTTATTGGTATATTTTCATATACCTTACTTATGGCGTTAAAATTTATTTTTATTTTATCACTAAATTTATTTTTTATTTCTCTTAATTTCCTAAAAGCAAAATCATCAGCA